AATGTCCATGAAACTCCATCTACGTCATCTTTTGCCTCTAAATCAGCACATCCTGCAACAGGACAGAAATTGTTAGAGCTAGCGAAAAGAAGTTGATCCTCTGGCTGTCTGCTCTCCATGTCAATAGTATCGTAACGTACTCCTGCAAGAATACTGAGACCATTGTTCCATACAAAATCTCCCATTACAGCAAACCCTAAGTTTGTGTACTCACCGATATAATACTCGGTGTAATCATCATCAATTTGAGTGGCTAGAACTCGCTTTGACAAGGCTGTATTTTGTGGCTGTGACAAGTCACGTCGCCCAAAATATTCATTAGTGTAGTCATCTCCATGCTCGAAGTCAGTATGACGAATCGAAGGAGAAACTTGAACAGAAGCTGACATGCTATCAAAGTCATATGTCTTTGACAGTATCACCTTATTCTCAACTACCCAACTTTCATGAAATTGCGAGAAACCATACGCATTTTCATTCAAGTTGTCATAAGACTCATAGAACAACTGGTTCTTGATCTCCCAGTCATTATCCAGTGCTACAATTACATCGAAATATAACGTAGTAACTGTATTTTCTAGTAAGTCTTCTGGGTCTACTAAAACTTGGTTTCCTTTTAGCTTAGTAAGCCCAGGATTTATTAGTGCAAGTGCAGACGTATCGCCTACAAACACTTCTAAATCCGCCAGAGTCTCTACAGACCCCGGAGTGAGTGCTCCACCAGCAGCCCCGCTTAAGAAATCAAACCTAAAAGGATTGAAATTCGTAAAACCACTGCCATCAGTATCGTACTCTTGGTGAGATACTTTACCATCTCCATTAACATCAAGAGAAGCCGGAGATCCTGTAATGTATGTCCCATTATCAATTAAGTCTTGGGTGATTCGGTTCCACCCTGCTACTTGGTTACCCGAATAGTCATGATACATACCTCCAAACTGCAAGCGAACTCTATCTGTAATATCCATATCAAAGGATGTTTGAAATAGATTTTGCCCCACTCCAGAGTTGTCATAATAACTATCTGAGTCTTCTACTTCTGTGTAGACATAATACCCTAGATCCCTACCTAATATAGTAGCTGGTCCGCCTACTTCAGCAGTTAGAATACTCTTACCCCAACTACCTGTAGTATACGAAAAACTACCTTCTGGCATTTCAATAAATTGTCCAGTCTCTTCTATACGCGCCGACTTAGGATTGAAGTTTAAGTAACCACCAATCTTAGAAGGGCCATATATAGGAGAAGCTGGGCCTCTTACTATATCTACTCTATCCGAAGCACCAATAGGTGTTGGATAGTTTCCTGGATTGTCCAAACGACGCACACCTCTAAAGTATGTTTCGCCTGGAGTGCCTCGTACGTCTAAGCCGCCCGCAACTCCAAAAAATGATTGAGTAAAGCTGCCGGGGGCTAGTGCAACTAACTCATCGATATCTTGCATGTTAAAACGATCCATCATCTCTTCCGAGATAGTAGAAGCAGATCGTGGAGTCTCTAGTATGGACTTATTAAATCCAAATACAGACTTTACACTCTCACCTGGTAAACTACCGAGATCGCCTTTAACTACAATTTCTACCATTTCTTGTGCAGAAACTTGGGAAATACTTCCTAGCAGTACTGCGCTTGCCATAAAACTTTTCACAAAGCGGTTCATTATTGTGTCGCCTCCTCCTGCGATACTTGCGGCTGCATTTGTGGAGCCGCTTGATTTTGAATAGAAGTTATAAGATTCATACTTACCTTAGCAGGTAGTTCCGCCAAGCCTTGTATGATAGTATTAGTCTCTTCTATAGTTAATTGTAAATCTATTTTGTCGTTCATTTAAATATATCCTGCCAGTTCCCTGTAGTGCTTGCCCGAGAATACTCGGTAGCCCTGTTCTCAAAGAAATTAGTGTGCTCTACTCCGTTTAACATGTAGTCTAACCATGGTAAAGGATTCGCCTCACTTCCAAATATTTTCTTCAAACCCAGCCCTAATAACCTACGATCTGCAATGTAGCGAATGTACTCTTTTATTTCTTCTGCTGTTAGATCAGGTACTTCTGCACCCTCAAAACAGAGGTTAATAAAAGCATCCTCTAGCTCTACGGTGCGTTCTGCTGCACAGTAAATTTCATACTTTAGATCATCTGTCCATAGTTGTGGGTTTTCCTGTACAAAAGATCGGAATAAGTGTGACATGCCTTCGACGTGTAAAGTCTCATCTCGAACTGACCATGTTACAATTTGTCCCATACCTTTCATAAGGTTATGCCTTGGAAAGTTCAATAGAATAGCAAAACTACTAAACAGTTGAACTCCTTCGGTAAACCCTGAGTATATTGCCATTGTTTTAGCAATATCCATAGGAGTTTTCATACCGAAGTTACCAAGATACTCGTGTTTATCAAGCATTTCTTTATGCTCGAAAAACTTTTGGTACTCATCATCCCTAAAGCCTAATGTCTCTAGTAATAGTGAGTACGCTTCTTGATGCACCGCTTCCATAGCTGCAAAAGCGGAAAGCATCATTCTTACCTCAGGCTGCTTGAACGTAGGGAGGTAATGCTTTGCATACCCACAACATACATCTACGTCAGCCTGTGTAAAGAATCTAAAAATCTGTCCTAATAATCTCTTATTAGCCGGAGACATCTTCTCCCGATAGTCTCGTAAATCATCTGCAAGGTTAACTTCATCAGGTAGCCAATGCATATGCTGTTGTTGTTTATAATACTCAAAAGCCCACGGATAATTGAAAGGCTTGTAATACTCTCGTTCTTCTAATAAATTCATCTATTTCCTTCTACCAATTATGTACTATGTTTGTCATAATAAAAAAACAAGTTATAAAATTAACTAAAACAATAATAGTTCTTAGTATAGCTACTATATTATCATGTTCTGCTGTCTTTTCATCTGAAAAACTACCAATAGTGTACTTCCAAATAGTCCATAGCTTAGCCTTCACAAGCCAAGCATCCTTCGTCGTCAATACTATCAAATATATACTGTCGCAATACTTCGTCAGATACATTTTCTGCCCGTTTCATTGCTTCGCTTCTAAGATAGTATAGAGTCTTTACTTTCTTCTTCCAAGCCATCATGTGTATAGCGTGTAACTCTTGCTTTGACACATTAGACGGAAAGAATATATTCAAAGACTGACTCTGGCATATCTCCTCTTGTCTATCTGCTGCCATCTCAATAACCCATCTCTGGTCTATCTCAACCGCAGTTTTAAATACTTCTTTTTTCCATTCATCCAGAAAATCTAGATGCTGTACTGATCCACCGTTAGTAATGATACTTTTCCATACTTCATCAGTGTCTTGATCTATTTCTTGAAGCGCGTGTTCTAAGTACTCGTTCTTCAATAAAGAAGATCCCGATTTAGTCTTCTGTGTAAACGCGTTAGCCCTGTAAGGCTCAATGCTGGGAGAAGTATTACCACAAATAATACTACTGCTAGCGTTAGGAGCCACAGCCAACAAATGAGCATTCCTAACATTAGCGCTAGATCCATCAGGACAAGCGCCCCGCTCTTCAGCCAATTTTTCGGTTGCATCTTTTGCTTCTCCTTTAATATGCTTGAACATCTTAATGTTCCTGCTCTTTGCCATAGCACTCTCAAAGGGAATGTCGTGACGTTGTAAATAGGCATGAAAACCCATAGCACCTAGTCCTAGGCTTCTCTCTGCTTTTGCACTATTTACTGCTTTCCAGAGTTCTGGAGGTGCTGTATCACAGAAGTAAGTTATCACATTATCTAGCATACGGATAAGATCAGGGATGAAGTCTTTATTGTTTTTCCACTCATCATACTCTTCTAAGTTTACACTTGATAGACAACATACTGCTGTACGCTCACTATTGGTTGCGAGTGTAATCTCGGAGCATAGGTTAGAGTGATTAACTTTCAAGCCTAAGTCTTTCTGAAATTCTGGGAGAGCGTCTTGTACCGTGTCTTTAAACATGATATAAGGCTCGCCTGTTTCAACTCTGTTCTGGATTAACTTCACCCATAACGTTTTAGCAGATACTCTCTTTGTAACTCTTCCTGAATGTGGGTCGATTAAGTCCCATGAATCGTCAAAACCTTCTATTCTGGTAGCTTGTTCTATGATATCCATAAATTTATCATCAATAATAATACCATGATGTAAATTAACAGATTTTCGGTTAACATCGCCGCCTGTAGGTTTACGAACATCCAGAAACTCTTCGACTTCTGGATGAGATATGTCCAAATACGCTGCATAACTTCCACGTCTTGTTACTCCTTGAGAAAATGCTAACATTTCTGCGTCTACTACCTTCATAAAAGGTATAACGCCTGTACTTTCTGACCCACTAGAGGTTTTTGAGCCTACTGAACGTATATCGCTCCAAGAGCCCCCAACGCCACCACCCACACTAGATAAGAAGGCATTCTCAGTGTAATGCCCGGTAAGTCCTTGTCTGCTGTCCTCAACATAATTAAGAAAGCAACTAATAGGCAGCCCACGGGATGTTCCACCATTAGAAAGTATAGGAGTAGAAAACATGAACCAAAGTTTACTAGCATAATCGTATAGCCTCTGTGCGTGTGAGTCATCATCAGAAAACGCCTTAGCTGCTCGTGCAAATGCATCTTGGGGAGATGTTTCCCCGTTCACTAAGTATCTGTCTTCTAGTGTTTTAAGACTGAATTCAGACAGGTATTTGTCCCTGCTGTACATAATTTTCATATAAAGTTATCCTTAATCTCGGCAATATTATGCTTACCAATAGCGTCATCACAATACGTTACCAGATCCATCAATTCATAGTTCTGGAGTATCTGTTCATAGTTCTCATTTAGAGATTCGATGTACTTGTACTTGCCAGGAATAGGAGCCGCGTCATAGATGCTAAATGCATCTCCATATTCTTTTATTAGAGTTAAAGCCCTCTTTGGGCCGATACCTGGGATTCCAGGAACGTTATCTCCTTTGTCTCCGGTAAGACACTTAAGAGATATAAACTCCTCTGGAGTAACCTCATAGTGGTCTGACCAGTTATCTATGGTCACTTCCTTACGATTTACATAAGAAAATCTACTAACGCCTTCTTGAATAAGTAAGTCCCAGTCCCTATCACTAGAGATTAACCATACATTATCCAGTCCGTAAGCATCTTTATTCTTTACTAAATGTGCTGCTATATCATCTGCTTCTACACCTGAAAACTGTAATACAGTCCATACTTCAGCGGATACTTCAAGTGTGCACTTGTATTCTTCAAAAAACTCTTCAAACGCAATTTTTTCTTCTTCCGTCTGAGTAGCGTACTTTTCTTTTCTATTACCTTTGTAATCTTCCCTTATATTTTTTCTATAGTCAGACGAGCCTCCGTCTGCTGTAATTATTACTTTATCGCACTTGTAGGAGTCGGCCAAAGACTGAACTGTCTTCTGATACTCGTATCTAAAATCTGTTCTTCCTTGGTGCTTCCATCTAAACGCTAAGTTCAATGCGTCGACTACAAGTGTTCCTTTCCTTCTTTGATCGTTGAAACTAAGTGCCATTTATAAATTTCACCTCTTCTTTATTTAACCACTCTTCTGCAAGAGAAACGTAGCAGTTTAAGTCACTAACGTATATATAAGGTATACTTTCGGGTTTTACTTCTGTACCTACATATATCTTTGATCTATTATACTTAAAGAAGAGAAGAGGGGCTTGACCCCCTCCCTCTGCTTGTATAAGTAACTTTCTCCACCACTGGGTTAAATGATTAGTCTTCTTTTGTGTAAGTATTTTATCAGTGAGTGGTGACTCAGCGTAATTCTTTACTTCAATACAAAAGAAGTTTTTCTCATTTGGAACATACAAGTCTCCTTTTAGATATTCCAGTGCGCCTGACATTGGCACTCTTTCAAACTGTAGTCCTGTATACTCTCTTAATAAGTCTCTTACTAGATATTCTCCTCTAGCTCCCTTCGCTCTGCTATCAACCATTTTACTCCAATTTACTTATATTTTCTTCTTTCACTACTTCGATTTTATCGAGAAGTGGATGTGTCCATTCGTGAGATACTATATAAGTGTTCAAATCTTCGTTGATAAGAACTTCTATCAGCTTCTCTCTACCTGTGTCATCTAATACTGCAATGACTTCATCTAAGAAAAGTATATTGAGTTTAGACTTAGATATGCTACTCATTAACTTACGAATAGCTATCAGGGTGGCAGTATTTACTCTTGCTAGCTCTCCTGAAGAAAGTGCGAGAATATCTACTATTTTACCGTTGTCTGTAACCTGCACATTTAACTTGTCATTAGATACTACGAACTCGAGTGTAAACCTACCATCAGATAGCTCTGCAAGATAGGTATTCGCGAGTTCTTCCAACTCTTTTACAAGGTTTTCAATCTTGTACGCGAGCAAACCATTGGTACTAAACGCTTTCTTCAGTATATCCAAATTGGACGCAAGATCCTGCTGTGTATTTAGCTTCTCTTGCATTTCTGAAAGTTGGTTTAGGAACTCTTCTGTTTGCTCCTGTATTACTTGGATTCTTGTGTTGTGCTTTGTTCTTCTTTCGTTTTCCTTTGCTGTGCTTCCCAACTGCTCTTTGCGTTGAAGTAGCTCAGCTCGTACTCTCTCCAACCTTTCTTCAAGCTTTGCTTTCTCCAAGAGATGCTTAGGGAGACTCTTGTCAATACTTCGATAAATTTCTTTCCAATCGTTTTCAAGGTTCTGAATACGAGTGAATTCGTTATTATCTCTTTTAATCTGTTTAATTCGTCTTTCAATTTCATAAATCTGCTTCTCCGATTCGAGCATCTTTCGAGACTCTGTGTCTACAAGAGACTGTTTAAAACTTGGATCAACTTCTTGTTCACAAGTAGGACACACATCTCCTAATTGTTCTAGTTTTGCTACGAGGCGTTTAGACCCCGCTGCGATTTGAGAATGGTTTCCCATCTCTGTTTGTAAGTCGTCATAGGACTGTCGTTGCGTTACTGGCGTATTTTGTACTTCCTGTAAATCAATTTGTTCCAGCATGTGAATCATTTGATTATTCTTAGAGATTTTTTTGTTTTTCTCCAAGATATTTTCAATTTCTTTCGTTAAAGTGTGGAACTCTTTCTCTTCTTCTTCCGTAGAAATTTCTAAATTTAACATAGGAAGTATATTGGTATCACTCAATTTGTTATCTGAGAGCCATTTTTCTATGGTACTAACGGCGGATTGAACCCCCATCATTTCCTGCGTTATGTCTTTAGACTTCTCTTTGAACACCTCGAATAGGTTTACATACCCTTCAAGATGTAACAGATCAATCAAAAATTTCTTACGGTTTGTATCGGTCGCAGTTAAAAACTGTAGACTCGCATTAGTGCTTTGGTATACTAGCTGTGAGAAGGTTTTAAAGTCTACACCTATAACATCTTGAATAGTCTTGTAGGTATTTGTAGCTGTATGGCTAGATATATCTTCACCATTCTTCTCCAACTTGACCTTTACCGTGGTTTTTCTATCTATACTCACTGTATAGGTATCTTCGTCCTTGGTAAAGGTTAGTTGTATATTATACCCATTACCGACGTATCGGTTAGGTATGTCTGCTTTCTTAATTCCTTTCGAATTTTTATTGTACAGAGCTTCTTCTATAATTAAAGGTATAGAAGACTTGCCAGTACCGTTTGTACCAATAATTTGAGTTACAGTGTTATCATCTAAAACTAACGCGTTGTCGGAACCATAGCTAAAGCAATTATTCCAGTGTAGCTGTTTGAGAGTAATCATTGTAAGTCCCTATAATGCTTGATATTTTGTCTTGTGGAAGTTCTAATATATAAGTAAAGTATTCTGCTAACTCTTCTTCTATGCTCATTTCTTTACTAAGAAGAAGCGTGGCTTCTGTACTCCGCTTAACTACTTTCTTATCGAGTAGTTCTGAGTTTTTAACTTTAGATAAATCTTGTATATCTCCTTCCAGTTCATATATTGTGTGATGATATGTACTAGGTATCATCTCTGCTGGATCTTGTACTGTTTTTCTCAGTAGCTGTGGCAGATCAAATCTGTCCCACATCCATGACCAGTCTTTGTCATTTATTAGTAGATAACCTGTCTCGACTATGTTTCTATGAAACGAAGTTGTCATAGGGCTACCTGGGTATACAATGTTTTGTTGTGTATTACTATGTGCATGTAAGTCACCCGCAAATACTACTGGAAAGTCCTCAAGTCTTGCTAGGTCAACTTCAGGCTTTACATGTGGAGGAATCTCTCCTCGTACATGAGTAAACAGAGGCCACTCAGTATTGAAGGCTTCTATACTATTCTTTCTGTGTAAGTCTGCGTAAGGCAGAACATTAAACCCTCTGTCTTTGTCCACATAGGATAAGTCTGCAATATGAATGAAAGGATTAATATCCCTGCTCACTTGCTTTAGCTGACTAAAAAAGGTTTTGTTCTTCTTTGTGGCTTCGTGATTCCCATCATAAATTAGAGTAGGTATTCCTACTTGCCTTATGAATGTGAAGTACAACTCCAACTCTTCCATAGTTGGAAGACGATCAAAGAGATCGCCCCCAATTATGTGCATACTACACTCGTTTTCTATTTCATGAATTTGGTTAAAGAAGGCTTCATACCTTTTCTTTGCCCAGTCAACTGGGACATTTTTCTGTCCCAGCTTTAAGTGCCAGTCTGCTGTGAATAAAATCACCCTACGTTAAACTCGGCTTCAAGAGTCTCGTCTACTTCCGTAGTGTTTGCCTGTCGTACACGATCCAACAGCTCCTTCTGAGCATCTGGAGTTGGTCGAGACATTACTTCGTCCATGGACTTCACTTCAGCAGCAAGAGCTGCATCTGCGGCACTAAGAGCGGCAGGCTTGCACTTCAAAGGCTGAAGCTGGTACTCTACGTTATAAGGCAGAGGGCCAGTCTTAACGCGCTTGAACTTAATGTCCCATCCAGTTTCTGGGTCTGTAGGATCTCCTAAGTCTTCGGCAGCAGTAATAATCTGCTCCCAGAGCTTCTTCTTGAGATTGACAACTTTCACTTCGCCATTGTCAATACACTGTGTGGCATAGCTCCATCCACACTTAAGATCAGGGTAGTACTCACGAACCCAATCTTTTTCTTGGTTTGTAAATGCTTCTGCATTCCTATCGAAGGACAGACACTCTAAAGGAATGTTCTTGTCGTTCTCGCCTTTCACCCAATATACATAGCGAGCAAGAATATCACCTACGATACGCATTTGATTGTCGCCATCCTTGTATTGGAAAGTGCTGATAGAAGTCTTTTGTGCAGAACCTTTCTGCTGATTAAACGATATAGCCATATTAATTTATCTCCGTTGGAACTTCTTCATGTAAAAAATGTATTTCTCCATTCTCTATATAAAGTAGTTTATTGTTGTCTAAAAATAGTTGGGGATCTTCCTGTATATGCAGGGGATCTAGTGTTATCTTACCATTGACTTTGTACTCTCCATACGAACGCAATGAAGCAAGCGCAAGATAAATGCAAATGTCTCGGTAAGAATATTTATATGAATTGTATAGCAGAACATCTGGGTGTACTAAAAAACTCTCGCCTGTAAAGTTCATATCTGCATACTTGTACAGATTATCATACTTATTTCGCGGGATTTGCTTTTCCACCATCATTTTAAAGACCTGCATGATCTCGAAAGTATTCGCCTTGCAAGTTCTAAAGATTCTGTTCCAATTATATAAGAGCATATTATATCAAAAGTTGAAGTTAATGTCAAGAACTATTTTTTTATAGTTGGTCTATCTTGTATCCCTGTTTCATATAGTATCCCATCCTATTGGAAGCCTGTCTTCGGGCGGTGTTTCCCTTTAGGTGGATATCTATCACTACAGGTGATCTTTTATTTTCTTGCTTGCGTATGATACGCCCTATTAGCTGAGTCAATAGTGGCTCATTATTAACAGGAGTACCAAGAATCAAACAACTTAAGTTATCAACAGAGATACCCTCTGAGAAGATTGCTTGTGTACCGTATAGAATATCTTTTCTACCCGCACGAATCTCATCCAGAAGAGTCTCTCTATCTTCATGTGCTACTTCTCCGGTAACACAGATTGCTCTGTCTCCCGTAAGTTCAGCACAGGCTTGCAAGAAGTGTACTCTATCGCTGACCACTAAAACCTTGTGGCCTTTTGCAGCGTAGGCGGCCGCTATCATAGATACGCTATGCCTATACTCATCTTGGTTTGCCAAGTGTGTAACTTTATTAGCCCAAGGAGTTCTTTGGCCGTCCATGAAGCGTATCTCCGAAGGATACACTGTTATAGACGGAACCATATAGTTCTCTTTTGGTGGCTTAAATACTTTACTGCCAAAGTAATCTCGAAAGACTACATGCTTTCCATCTTTTCTTTCTATAGTTCCCGACAATCCTATCTTATATCGAGCATAGTTTGTGTCTATTACTTTAGAAAAGGTAGGCGAAGATACGTGATGCATTTCATCTAGTATGATAGTGCCGAACTCCTTATTTATCTTGAGAATATTTCTGTATAAACTTTGAGTATTGCCTATCACTATAGGAGCATCAATATCGAACTTTCCACTGCCTATAATGCCAGGAGAAATTCCGTATACTTTTTCTACTTCTTTTGCCCACTGGTTTCTTAGAGGCACAGTGTGAACAATGATAAGTGTTTTCTGTCCTAGCTTACCAGCTATCGCAAGACCTGTAAAAGTCTTTCCCCAACTAACCCAAGCGTTAATTATAGAGTTGTCTTCGATCTCATCGTAGACCTCCTGCTGGCTTGGTCGTAACGGAAACTTAAACTCAGGAAACTGCACCGGCTTATTGACACGCTTATCGACTATCTCGTAGTCATTTGGTATCAAATCCGTTCTTCCTATAGGTATACTCACCAACGTATCTCGTACTCGTGCCATATTCTTTATGACAAAAGGCGGATCTTTTGGATTGAACGAAGGAATAGTATAAGTAAGTTCTTTACTTAAAACTTCCTTGTATTCTTGCGTTACCTCAAGGTAAATGCGATTACTGATTAGTGCTTTTATAGTCCTATTTCCTTTTTAGCTATTAGATATTCTTTTACGAAGTCACTCCGTACAATGTCTTGTACTTCAAAGTTAACCATGTCAAAAGCGCCCATTGTTTCCAAGATTCTTATAAAGGACATTAGCCCATTATTTTTTAAGTCAGACTGTTCAAAGTCTCCGCAAAACATAACTCTACAGTATTTTCCTACTCGTGTAATAATTGAGTCTAGTTCTTGAAACGTCATGTTCTGGCACTCATCTATCAGTATAACAGAGTCTTTCAAAGTTATACCTCTTATGTAAGAAGTAGTCATAAAATGAACTAATCCTTTAGTCTTGAGTATTTGATATGCGTCTCCACGATTAAATAGCTCGTTTGCAACTTCCTTATACGGTTCTTCATAGACTGAAGCCTTCTCCTTTTCACTACCGGGCAAGAAACCAATGTCCCTTGTAGGTACTGCACTTCGGATTATAACTAAATTACTATACTGTTTTTTAACCATATCATCGAAAGCTAAGTAACAAGATATAAAAGTCTTTCCTGTTCCTGCGACCCCGTGGAGAACTAAGTTCTTCTCGGACTCAAAGGCTATCAGTTGATTTTTAGTTAAAGGTTCTACTTCTTCCAGTTGAAGACCGGAGCCGTTCAAAGTTTTACGCTTGTTGCCCATATATTCCTTATACCTTTCTTCGAGTGTCTTTAAGTTTTGTCTTAGAGTACTCGTATAACATCCAAGGTGTATCGCCTACATGTAGTATTCCTGCCCAGTTCCTGCCATCCTCTGGTGGTCTAGGAATGGTAAAGGAAGTAGTAACGTGATGCACCCATAATAAAGAAGCAGTACCTTTACGATCAACTCTACGAATCTTGTAGTATTTTAACTTGCAGAACGCAGTTTTCTCATATGTAAAGGGAACGCCTCTTGAATCTATAAAATTTTTCTTTTTCTGTTTTAATAATCCTATGTGACTTATAAGCGATCTTCTCAGAGGTAAGAGTTCCGTAAAAGGAGTCTGTAGCCTACGAATGCCAAGAGTATCTCCTGGCATATTAGTATCATCTACTAATAGATCGTCTATAAACAACAGTCCGTCAGAATAGCTCCAGTTGTCGGAAGGTATCTGAAATACTGGAAACTTCAAGTCCTGGACGTCCCTGTATGTAATGATCAATTAAAACTCCATCGTAGTATACTTTTATCTCTACCTGTAATGCTTCCTGTAACATGTTACCTCCTAGGTAATTAGTAGAATTGCAAATTCATACAAAAAATATATAACCGTAAGACCGGCTAAGCATTTTACTAGTTGTGTTATCCAATAGTCAAGATTCACCGTTCTTTTCTCTATAATTCTTTATAGCGGCTTTTATTGCATCTTCTGCAAGCACGCTACAATGAATCTTCACAGGGGGAAGGGCTAACTCTTCGGCTATCTCAGTGTTTTTTATTACACCTGCTTCGCTAAGAGTTCTGCCTTTTACCCACTCCGTCAAAAGAGAAGAAGAAGCTATAGCACTACCACAGCCATAGGTTTTAAACTTGGCATCTTGTATAACGCCTTCTTCTACTTTTATTTGTAACCTCATCACATCGCCACAGGAAGGCGCTCCCACCATGCCTGTACCGACATCATCAGTCTCATCCATTTTGCCTACATTACGAGGGTTCTCATAATGATCCATTACTTGGTTACTATATGCCATATTAAATTACCTCCAAGGTAACATAGTCATGCCAATTACATTTAGCAATAACTCAAGTATAATAAAAAACAGTACACAAGGGCCTAACTGCCATGCCCACCATTTCCAACCTTCTAAACTATTGACCCAAGTAGCTAACTTACTTTCTCTTGCTTTATCGTAAGCTCCACTACTCTCACCTATTCTTTCAGCCCAATAATTAGGATCAACTGCGTTTTTTAGTTTTCTTAGCATTTTTACTAACATTATATATTTCCATACTGCTTGTCGAACTTGCCCATGGAGTAGTCATCTCCTACTTCAAAGTCACATCCTACAGGCGCTCCAGGAATTGAAAGTCCTCTATCCATTTGTATGTAGTATTCTAACTGATCGCAGTACCCATCTACTTCTGAGTAGGGTACTTCTGCAAGTATCGAGTCATGCACTAAAGCAAAGATTTTTGCCTTAGACTTAGTAGCTTTTAAGTAGTTGTGCATATCTATAGCCCCAAGAAGGTTAATGTCACTAGCAGCAGACTGAACCAAAAAGTTAAGACCAGAACGAATGCTATGACTCTTGATGCCCGCGTCTGACGATTTGACATTTGGTAATCTCCTTTTTCTGCCAAAGTAGCTATACACAAAGCCGTTTTGCTCTATGAATCTGTGATTGCTTTCTATCCACTTTTTAAGTTGGTGGAATGATTGAAAGTAGTCATCAATAACTTCTTTAGCTTCGTTCGGACTAAAAAATTTGCCCGAGTCTTTGGTTACTTGTTCACTAATCTTCTTCGGTCCTGCACCATACATGATACCGAAAGTTACTGCCTTTGCAGCCTGTCGTTGTGTGCCAAATAGCTCAGCTACTTCCTCTACTTCGCAGGGTAGTCTGAATACTGTCTTCGCAATGGTACTATGAAAGTTTCCGCCGCTGCGGAATACATCCATAAGAGCTTTGTCCTCTGCTAGAATAGCAGCAACATAAACCTCGGCAGTTGTTAAGTCCATAGCTACAATCTTGTGTCCTTCGGCAGCTCGTATACAGCCCTTTACTATAGGGTTATCCCTAGGCAACTGCTGCATATTAAGTTTGCCACTAGAACTAAGACGACCACTAGTGGTACTATGAAGGTTGAAGCCAGTACGAAGTCTACTATCTTTATCCAACTGCGGTATGATTTTGTCCAGATAAGTATTTTTAATTTTGGATCTTTGACGTATGTCAAGGATAAGTCCAGGAACTTCAGATTGGGATGCAAGCTCTCCGAGTACTTCCGCATCCGTTGAGTTAGCTCCCGTTCCTGTTTTCTTGCCAGTAGGATGTAGACCGAGAAAGTCAAAAAGGAGACCGCGAAGCTGCACAGTGCTATTAGGATTAAAATCTTTTCCATTTATTTTCTCAAACTTAGCTATCTCAGGGTTCTGATACAGTGTAGCCACGGACTTATCTATTTCTGTCTGCATCAGCTCTTGAGATACACAGAGCCTGTCCTTATCAAAGGGTACACCATTGTCCTGTGCATCTACTAAGAAACGAGTGCCAGGAATAAGAATCTCATCATACACTTTCTTGAGTTTAGGATTCTGTTTAATTTTTACAAATTTTTCGTATAGAAGAAACGTGCATAGAGCATCCATAGCTGCATATGTTTTCATTACCTCAAACGGAATAGACTCCCACTGAAAGTCACTCTTGAGTATGCCGTGTTCTTTTCTATACTTATCCATCCACTCATACATAGGCTTCTCATAATCGCCATAGGGTGTGTACTTGATAGACAGTGGCTTAAGACCGTGCCCTCCCGGATTCTCGTCTATGAGATAATGGAGCAACATGGTGTCTTCTATTACAGGGAAATTAAAATTAAAATGATACTCAAAGAACGCTACGTCGAACTTAGCGTTATGAAATATTACTGTCTTCTTCGTAAACAGTTCTTGTAGTAGCTTTTCAGTTTGCTCATCAAAGCATTCTGTATTAATATAAGCTCCTTTTTTACCATCATAACAAAGCGAAATGCCCAGTATATAGCCATCTCTAGGGTATAAACCAGTAGTCTCCGAATCAAGCGCGATATATGTCCCGCTATGATCAATAGCTGCTTGTATAAAGGTGTTACATTCTTCTGTCTCTTCGATTCCAATAGCAATGTTTTCATCAATAACTACCTCCTCTATTAAACCTTTTATATGATTAATGATACTTTCTTTAGAAGTCTCCCACGTTTTACGAGCCTCAGGTTTAAATGTGAGCATCGCAGGATTAATTACTGGTAAAAATTTCTCATCTACTCTTTTACCGGAGTATTCGGTTACTGAATTGATTTTGGTAAAGTACTTGAGCGCGTCACTACCCACTAGAATAACCCAGTCGTAGTTGTCTGTGTTTATATCTATATCACAGTCTCGCTTTAATACTTTCTTAATTGTAGGGTCGGAACACAGTTGATATTGATCAAAATCAAACTCATTATCAAACTCTCTTGCAAAGTTTGTTCTACCCTTTTTAGTTTCTACTAAGGCAACTCTAGCCATATAACTTCCTCTTTAATTTATCTACTGAAGTTTGGGATAATGCACCAGGATCTGTATCCTTAAAATGGATGTTCCTAGCTACGAGACCAGCTTTCTCACACGCACCCTTTAAATTTTCTGCCGCAGTTTGGCCTGCGTCGTCTCCATCAAAAAAGACTTCTACATACTCTGCTCCTTGTACTCGGAGCATAGACAGTTTAGCCTCATTATAATTATTAGTTCCAAAGCAACATACCGCATTGGTGAGTCCTTTATCGTGCAAGTTTATCATATCATACATACCCTCCACTAATATAACAGAGCCTTGTATAAACTCTACTATAGGAAAGAAAGGTAGTTTTGCCCCAGGAGGGGAGAACTTGTACTTAGGAACACCGTTAGAGGTATGCCTTCCTTGAAACGCTACTATCTTACCCGATATATCACGAATCGGAAAGACAATTCTTCCCACATGATCTGTATGTGGGTGTTGAAAAGCCTCAAATCTTCTATAAGTTTCTGGACGAATATCTCTCCAGTTACCGACATAAGGCAATCTATTTTGGGGGAAGGACAAACCAACACTTTCGGAGCGTTTTTGTATAAGTTTTTTCTTAAAAAGGTCTCTCTGTTGCTGTAATTGATTTGCCCTTTCCCCAAAATGATTAAATAAGTTACCCTTGTAACCACACGAAAAACAGTTAAAGATACCAGTAATCTGGTCAATTCTCATACTGGGATTTTTATCATCATGTTCAGGACTTAGACAGCGTACTAAATAGTCTGCACCCTTCTGCATAAAGTATATGTTCTTTTCCTGTAGTATTCGTTCTATTTCCATTAAGCCCTTTCATGTGGTTTGTAGTCTGATTCTTCTTCTTGACCGTCTGAATTAAGGTCAAGCATATCCCGCACTCTTTTCCTATAGCTTTCTATGAACTCTAATATTTCTTCTGTTTCTGATTCCATGAATTAGTCCCAAAACTTAGTAGTCTCTCTTACCATACTTGGTAAACAATATGCGGTTATATCTCTACTACCATACGTGTAGTATGATGTGTCTTTATCTTTGTATGTACCTGATTCTATTTTGTGTGCAAAATAATTACACCTGTTTATATTTTGAAAGTACATCTCATCTGTAGGAACGGCTGTCCCTCCAATAAATACTTTCAATAAAAATGCCATTACCATTTATCTACCTATATCCTCAATACTTTCTTCACTAATTACTTGATACGCGCCCTTGTTGTACGCAGGTGCGATTGTATAACTAGAAGAAATATCTCTTTTGTACGTCTCGTCTTTTGCAGGACGATACGGTGTCATTGGAGCAGACGGGTAATAAGGAGTTTCTCTAATAGTAGGCTCTTCTCTGTTAAGAGTATGAAATATAACTTTCTCTTTTCTTCTTGCTGTGGAAATTTTCTTACGTCGTCTACCGCTCATAGTGTGCCTCATACTTCCTTGAATAATTGACATTCGGACTCCTTGAAAATTGAAAGTATATTATACTAAATTTTGACATAAGTGTCAAGATATATTTTCTACATGTCGTCTATGTCTTCATTAGTTTTTTGGTCATTATCTGCTCTCTCTGTTGGAGTCAGCGCAGTGTCAGGGCCAATCTTTAAAGTTTCCCAGTCCATGGTCGAGGTGAAGGAACGCATAGCGGCGGCTCTCATTTTAACACAGTTAAATGAAATACAATTATCTTCTTGACTCCATGGTTCCATAGAGTATGCGGCATCAGCAGCATCAAGAATACCTTTGGCAAAACGAGCTTCACCGCTAGCGTCTGTTTGATATGGCGAGAATATGGGGGTTTCATACTCCTGTGCCATGCTCTTCAATGCTTTACTAACTTCTATTTGTTCTGTCCAATCGTACTGCCCTCCACGAGAAGGTATACTAGAACGCTTTACTTGATTGATGTAGTCAACGATAATCACGCCAACATCCATCTTGCTTTTAACTTTTTTATCAAGCTCTGAGCGTATCTTTGCAATAGTAAGAGAGGGGTCATAGACTACATCTAGCTGTTGCTTGGGGTGAAGCTCACAGGTAGATTTTAGCTTATCGTGGAACTGTTCAAAATTTCGATGATCTCGATACTCTGCCAGTCGCTCTTGACTATTTTCATATCGGTTAGCCCACCAAGCTGCAACCCTCTCCCACTCTGTCACGTTAAGATTCTTAGCGCGCAGACGGGAGAATGGTATAGCAGTTGCAATCGAACAACACCTTTGCAGTATCGCTCGACTGTCCATCTCAATAGTGAAATAGATTGCAGACTTTCCAGATTCATAGACATTATTAGCAATGTTAGAACAGGTGATAGATTTCCCTGCCCCTCGGCGACCGCCTACAAGAATTAAGTCTCGGGGGGAGAACGAAATCTCGTAGTCATTATCGGTATTCAAGCCAAGAGGCAGGTACTTTCCTAACTCCTCATCAGGTTCAAACAAGGGAATACGTTGCATACTCTCTTGGGGTTCTTGAAGCTCTACTTTGTCTTCGATATCAAGAACGATCTGATGTAGGTGTCCTACAGATTCCTCTGCATCCTCGAAGGATATAGAGTTATCAACGTAGTCCTCAAGGGATAGTAGTATCTCTTTCTGAGTATACTCATTTTTCAGGTACTGAAGAAGCATATACGCATCTGCGTCAACTTCAACACCGTCTATGGCAAAGAGCAGTTCCTTTGTGGCACTATCTCTTAGCTCAAACTTGAGGTCTTCAAACGTAGGGAGCTTATGAAATTTTTCACAGTGCTTATCTATCTCAGAAAATAATCTGTGATAGTTTGTAGGCAAGTAGTGCTTACGCACGGCTGACCAAGACTCAAAATCTTGCAGCTCTAATACTTGCTTTAGAAAAGCACTTGCTAAATTCAATAGTTCCCCCGAATGAAATGTAGCCAGAACAACCCCTTGTCCTGACTACAAAAGTTACCGCTTCTTAGGAAGCAGCTTTCTCTTTCTTTGCAGCTCCATCATAGTCTGACGCTGTCAGGCCACGACGGGTAAGCATAGTTTTGACGCCTCGTGCAGTTTTACCGATTTGCTCTGCAATCGACTCAACTGTCATTTCAGACACATCGCCCAACTCAGCCAAAGGATCTTCCTTTGCAGAGCCTTTTGTATGCTCCTGACGGGGGATAGCGTCAATGTCGCCGGAACGAAGAAGGCTAAGAGCCTTGCCTCGAATACTGTTTACAGTACGGTCTAACTTCTCTGCGATTGCTTCCACAAACGCTCCGTCATTAACCATAGCTACGAAAGTCTCTTCTTCTGAAGGAGAGTAAGTTCGTACAGTCTCCACTTTGGGAGCAGCTTTGACATGGTCAGTAAGTTCCATAGAAAGAATCTTACCTTGAATAGACTTAGCACTAAATGCTCCGCCTTCAAAGTGAGATGCAATCTCTGCGTAGGTATACTGTCCGCTGTTGTCAGAGACAAAAGCAGAGAGAGTAGTTTCTTGGCTGTCGCTGAAAGCGCGAGCGCTCTTAGCTGAAGCAAGTTCTACATCAAAACCCATCTTTCGCAGTTTGCTAGAAACTGACCGTGTAGTTGTGTCAAGCTGGTCTGCAGCTTCTGCTACAGTAGCTTGAGAGACCGGAGTCTCATCACCGACAAAATTAGTGAGCTCGTCGGTACGCTCATCAGTCCACTTAGGCAGTGTTGCCATTTGTTTCTCCTAAAAAATTTAATAGATTGGTTACTATTGTTACGCCAGAATTTCTGGCTTTCTTTGTTTTTGCACTCTCTATACCACTCTCATTAACTAGAATGGTTACATCTTTTGTTACACTGCTTTTGACATTGTAACCTTGTAAGCAGAGAGCGGCGGTTGCAGCACTCTTAGTAGGAAAACTTTTTAACTTACCACTAATACATACTGTACCAACAGCCTCTACTCTTTCCTTGGCTTTAGCAAACTTAAAATCAAATGGTAAAAACTCAAAATTATTAATCCATTCATTTTCGTACCAATCCATTAAACTCTCAGCAGTCTTAGCTCCAAGACCAGCGTCACGACATTTGTCCATGCTAAGCTCATTGAGGCCGCTAATTATTGTGGACAATTTCTCTGTTGCGGTTTTTCCCACTAAGGGTATACTAAAAGCTGGTAGTAATTGGTTTAAGGTAGCTTTCTTACTATGTTCAATTTCTCTTATAAGTTTCAAGGCTAGTTTATCTGAGGAGAGAGCAATCTGTGTAAGATCGTAGTCAAGCGCATATACTTCCCATAAGGTCGTAATTGACAGCTTTTCTATAGTCTTTGGCCCAAGTCCCTTGATTTTTAAGGTCTTGGCAAAATGCTCAATCTGCTTACTAATTTGTGCAGGACATTGAGAGTCCTCACAAAAAAGTAAGTCGTTTCTCCACACAAGTACAGAACCGCATGAACCACAAGTAGTGGGGGCTAGTATCGCTTGCATTGAGACTCCTCTGAAATTGAAAGTATATTATATAGAATTTTGAGATTATTGTCAAGATTTATTTTTAGTTAACTCTTCGGACAATACGCGGGATAATTTCACCACTGCGTATGACTTCGACCTCGCAACCAATTTCTAATCCTAACTCTTCGATGTAAGACATATTATGCAGGGTTGCTCTTTGTACAAGCGCGTCACCAATCATTACAGGGCTAAGAATTGCTACTGGTGTAACAACTCCTGATTTCCCTGTGTGCCACTCAACATCTTTTAGCCAAGTTATCTCACCTTCTTTCTGCTCTTTGAAAGCAATAGAACCCCGTGGATGATGTGCAGTAAATCCTGCGTCTTCCCAGTCTTGTAGATTATCAAGTCTGTAGACTACGCCATCTGTGGGGAACTTCTTTGACTCAAGGTCTGTAGTATCTGTATAAAACCCAAGATTGTAACAATAATTAAGTTTCTCACTCCAGTATTCAAACATATCATCTGGTCGCATATCATGCACTACAAAAAATAAGTAAGGTCTTCGTTCTATGAACTCATCCTCGCTTTTGAGATTTAACGCACCCGCTGCAAAGTTTCTTGCATTTGGAATATCACTTGGTGCTACTACTTCACCGTCAATCTGACAGTAATCACTATGGTTAATTCTCCAAGGGACTGTTTGTAGATGACGTACATTTGCTGTAATGTCAACACCTGTTTTACCGTCCCCACGGCTGGTAGCTCGTACTAGCATCCCATTCTCATAAACGAGAGATATGGCAGCACCGTCTAGCTTGGGTGTAGCAACAACATTTTTGTCGCCCATCCAATCCAAGACTTCTTGCTCTGAAAAAGATTTCTTCAAAGAATACATAGGAAAGATGTGGTCAACGCCTCGACTGGGAGTATAACCAACGTCTTTGTCAGTGCCTTCTAAAGCATCCCACTCTTCATCACTTAGAGGGCTTTCACCGTCTTCGTAATAAAGTTTGGCTATCTTGTTCCTGTATGCGTAATCTATATCTGTCATAGGTTCTCTCATTTATTAAAGTATATTATACTAGAGATTACCTAAAATGTCAAGAATTATTTGCGGTTTCCTCTGGATAAATCTCTTTGATTAGCTCACCAAAGTTTTCTTCTATAATCTGCTTAGATTCAGCAAGGGATATAATTTCAGTCAAAGCACGGAACAACTCCTTAGAGTTATTAAAGTCGAGCGGTAGCGCTATTCCAACAGGAGTAGGTTTCCATTCTTCTGTAAAATCCATGTAATACTTTCTAAGATGTAGATATTCTACCCCTCTGAAAGTGTTCACAGTGAGTCGTACTTGTTCTTGCTTTGCCTCATCGTAGTGAATTACATGTTCATAGTGGCTAGCAGGTTCAGTTATATCTATCATGATTCGTTCTTTAGTACAGAAGCTAGCGGCACTACACTTGTTATATTGAAAGGCTTTAACAAACGGTAAGAGTCTGTGTCCCAACAGAATAACAACAGCGTATCGCTAGATTCTTTGGCTCTATTTTTCTTGCTTTGAATATACGGCGTACTGAAGTCCAACGTGCAAACATTGTACTTCAGTTTCTTTGAATTCTCACTACGATAGGTAATGATTGCATCACCGTACTCTCTCACAAGAGAGGCTAGTTCTTCCTTTTTCACCAATGCTCCTTAGGTTTAGGTGTGTAAAATCTTTTACTTTCCTATAACTCACGGGCATGGTGCTCCCCCGCGTACGGGGGGCTTTGTTTTAAACTTCGCTGTAAATTACTGAGGTAAAATAGATTGCTGCTTTACCTGTTAGTTTGGATATTATAGCAGCGTCTACTTCTTTACCCATAGCTCTGATAGCTTCGGTTAGCTCGTCTTGGGCATCTTGCTTTGATACTCGTGTTCCACCACTAGATTTAGCGGCAGAGCCACCAGTAGCGGCTTCTTTCTTCACATACACACCAGCTTTGCTAAGAATCATACGAACACCGTTAGGGCTTTCACCTAACTCGTCTGCAACGAATTTTACAATCTCCATAGATGTTTCTGGAGTTGGACTCTCTGCTTCGTACATTTCTACTGCTTGTGCTTTCTTTACGTCATCCCACGCCATTCTGCGTTTCCTTTTGTTAGTTGTTTTTAATCCAGGGCAAGTGCCTAGATACTCTATTTGTTCTCGGTAAAATCGGTCGCCCATTGGTTTCCTTAATTTTGAAATGATATTATATCGCGATTTAACATTTGTGTCAAGAATTATTTTTGCTATAGTAGCCAATTAAACCAGCCAGATTGCTGCATATCAAATAAAATTTCTGCAATATGAAGGGCTACCTCTAAGTACAATAGGAATAATATTGTTTTTATGACTTTAAACTCTTCCATTCTATTATGCTATCCTTTACGATATCTTCATACATATTTGTTTCAACAGATACTGCCACCACTTTATCACTGTAGTGGTTACTTGGCGAATTATATCCACCTATTAAAGTGTAAATGCCTTCGTGTATTTTATCCGAAGTGACACTTTTATACTTTATATAGCACTCTCCTACTGCTAATGCTTTTGTTAATTCGGTTGTGTTCATATCTTATTTAGATTAACTCCATACTCCTCTAAGTGAGAGAGCTTGCCCAGTTCACAGGCGAGGACAAAGGCATAATAGCCACCGACAGTATCATTTTCTGTATTTTCCAGAATATATACTCGGTATCCTTTACTTTCATATTTGTTCTTTACTGTTATTTCTGCATCTACGATTGCAGGTGCGTGGTACTTTGCTGACCATACTTTCTCACCCGCGTTGAACGTGTCTGCTACACAATTCTCAGGAATTATACTAGGATGAACGCGCTCCTCTTGGCTTGCAGGTCGTTGTGGCACTCCTACTTTGTCGAGTATTCCACGCACAAAACCAGACGACCGATACAACCCCGCAGCTATTTCGGAGATAGACTCTCCTTGCAAATAGTTTGTTATAGCTTCAGTTATCTCGTAAGCCTGAGCTTTTTTACCTTTGTTTGTAGCTTTTCGTTTTGCTACATACTCTTTATGCTCTTGGAACTCTGTTATGATCTTATTCAATCTCGTAGTGTTGTACGAGATGTTAAGTATCTCACATGCTTCCTTTTTCGTGATGGCCTTTTCTTGTGAGAGCAGTCCTATCACTTTCTCTATGTTCGTGTTCGTTAGGTTCTCGTAGTCCCTTTTCTTCACTCTCGGCAATTAATTCATCCTCCAATTTAAATAATAAACAACACATAGCATGTGCAAGGTGTGATAACCCTGTTTCTTCGTCTGCACTTTCACCATCTATGTGTGCGAAAATATGTCTCAAAGCAGCACTAGTATACCTATTCTGTAGGTCGTCTACTTTCCTCCAGTTGTGAGGATCGTACTTCTCTGCTCCAAATGTTAATACTTTTCCTATTTCGTTTATAGACTTAGGAGGCAACAAATACAACTGCGGCTTGCCTCCGTCATACTTTCTTCCGTACTCTAAGTTCTTCATGATTTCAAGTAGTTCATCTCCTTCCGACATTAGTCTCCCTTTCGTACTTGCTCGTTGAGCAGTCTATTAATTACCCACTCGGGGGCTTCCATAATTCTCAGGTAATCTATAGCTTCGTTTTGAGACGCACCATCACCTATCATACCATTCATGGTTATGTACCAGTCAAAAAACTGATCTTCATGCGACCCTTGAAAAGGTTCGTAGTTGTAGCCCATTCCATTTATCATCTAGTTATCCTCTGTTCATACTCTGCTTCGGTTTCATCCCACCAAAAGGGTTTGTCTCGATACTTCCAAGACGCGAAGGTTGCTTTGTCTTTGAGATAGAACTTACGATATGCAGCTATTCCATCTGATCCTTTGAGTTCCTCGGGCATGGCTTGAGCAAAATCAGTGAGTCCGTCTCGTGGTAAGGATATGGGTTCAGGTAAGTTAAGTATAACTTCATGCACGCTTTTGTGCGATTTTCCATATCTGTATCTGTATTCTTCATTAAGGGCAAGTGCGTAGCAGAATAACCATTCATAGTTATCCAGTGAGCTACGTGCCCAAATGGTACAAGGATGATTGTACATAGTAGGCAAATAAGGGAAATCTCTATCAGGGTTTGCCTTTGCTGTTTTAATGATTGCCCACTCTTCTTTCGTAAGTTTTCTAGGAACGAATCCAATGTATTTCTCTACCCAATGATTTGTGCACAGCATCTGTGCTGCCTCTAAAGGCATTTTGACAATATGTTTGTCAACGTGATATTCTGCACACTTATCAATGTCTTTGTCTAATATAAAAATATTCATGAGCGTATTATACTTCTTTTCAGTATTTGTGTCAAGAACTATTTAGTCGTCTACGTCAGGTTGTGTGTCATCTCCTACTGTTCCATCGTACCCTTTGAACCTATAGTATACAGTTATTTCTTCTCCTCTCATAATAGGTTTAATGATGTGTAATACTCTGTCTCCTTTGTCAGTCGCAATGTAACCATTCGGATCATCACTATGATTAATAAAACCTCCTAGTGGGGTTCTGACCCATTCATGTCTATCCCGATTATGTACTAACACATGGGTTTCGCCTAATACAGTTCCTGCGTACAGATACTCACTAGCGTGTAATCCTAAGCCATCAATTGGACTCGATTGGATAGTAGCTGCTTTGGGCAAAGGTCTGTACGTCTTTTCATTAAACGTCTTCATATGCTTTTATTACACTTGGAAAGTGCGTTCCTATAATATCCCATGCACTTTCTGCAATAATCTGGTGCTCTTTCTGTGTTCCGTTTGCTTTTCTTAATTGACAGTAATGTATCCAACTTCTCAATGTTCCAGCCATGTACAGTGTAGTGCCTGTCAATCCTTCGGGAAGAACTGCCCTGGCCTGCTCTTTAGCAATACCTTGCTGTAAAGCCCACTCATATACTTCTCGAGTTTGTCGAAGAGCTTGAGTCTGCTTCATGTTCCACGCCTCTTGCAACATACGATCTTCCTTCACTCTACAGTCCATATCAATACTGTTCTGTCGGTTCTTTGGATCTTGGTATCTAGCTTCTCGCTTTTTAAAAGTGTTAGACACAGCGTATCGCTGGCTAAACTCTTGATAAGAGAAGCTACGGTGTCTTACTATCTGGTGAGAAATGTCTCTGGTTGTGTGAATTGCCATCGTTATAGATACCATTTCAAACGGGCTCCAGTGTTCATTTTTGATTAGATACTTAAGCAACCCCGCTGCGGTTTTACTATTACTCTGATTGTCGGGGTTACTTACTCTAGCGCAGTAAGCTATGAACTCATCTGCGGTGTGACAATCTGTTAATGCTGATGGTTTACTGAGTGCTACTAATTCTACGTTCACTTATGCTACATTCTCCATTCGTGTCATTAATCTTTCGGCTCGATTTGTTACTTGTTGATACCACTTTGAATCTCGCCCCTCTACTGCTGCTTGTTTCCAATCCTGCTCATACAATGCCCGGCTGAAGTTTTTGAACTTCGATAGGCGAGGTCTGCCCATGTTGAACATCATATTAATTAATATTTCTTTTACCTCTTGTGGCGCACTCATAAACCAAGGATAGAGTATAATGCACTCATTAGCTGCGGTATTTAAATCTTGTTCTAGGCACTCTTCTACTCGTTCTTTGGATATCTCCGTTTTTTCTGGATAGTGATACTCTTTATCTGTGCGTAGAATTAGATGCCCTACTCCGAACGTAGGATATCCTAGATGATCCTTGTATATCTGGTACACCACACCTTCATCTAACTTGATCTGCTCTTTTAAATTGTTTGTTATCATTAATATACCTTTATTAAATCCCAGTTCATAGGTTCTTCTGACCGTATTTCTACGGGATGTTTTTCCATATCCACAAACTTTATAAGTTTTGGACTTATTTTGTTTACTTTAATAGCTTTATAACTCTTAGCAACTCTACGGTAGCTTGTGTTGCCTTCTGCATCTACTTCTTTTGCCGCTACAAACCAGATCGTTAAATGATACTCTTCATAGATTATCTTCTTCCACCATCTAACAAGCCAGTTTTCTTTTGGTACTGCTGGTGGCGTTACTGTGGTTTTTCGTGTTGGAAGTTCTACTCCTCCGCCCATTAATTTCCTCCGAACATTTTAGGAAGTTTAAAACCACTTGTCTTCTCTGTGATAGCTTCCTTAAACTCTTCTTGGTTCGGAGCAGTTTCTTGATCTGCTTGTAGCTCTGCATTCTTTTCAAGCCACTCGTCAGCTTCGTCAGCCGCATCTGTAGCCTTTCTGTAATACAGTATAATTTCTTTTTGCTGGCGAATAAACCTGCGTATCTCTTGCAAGTTATAAGCCATACTTTCATAGCCTGTAGGTGTGAGAGCGATTACTACGAACTCTGCACCCAGTAGTTCTTCTACTCTTGCAACTGCTTCTTCGTAGTTATTTTTTGTAATAATAAACCACGTCACATCTTGCATAGTTATTTCTTGAGGTAAAGGAGGCTGATAAATGTCTAACTTGACTTCTTCAGTTATAACCTTTACAGGCGGTGGAGGTGTGAAATCTACGGTCGGTAGAACACTACATCCACTACTCAGGAGTATCGTAAGACAACTCGTCGCTAGTATCGTCTGCTTCATCTAATTCCCTACTGTCTGCTTCCACTTGGCGAAATACTTTCGCCGTGCCATTATTAATTTTAGGCTCCATATACTCTGGTCTTGACCTTGCGGTCTTGGCTAGGCTATGTCGTTTAAATACATCTAAATACTTATTCTTCTCCAGCTCTAAAGCACTTGCCTTTTTAGTAAGCTCACCGAACGCTTGAGCCTGGGCTTTCATTTGCTTTTCCATGTTCTTAATAGTATTTATATTAGTTTGTGCAGCTGTTTGAAGAGCTACATTCTGTTGGGTTGCTGCTGCTATTTCCATCTGTTGTTGGTTGATACGGTTATCTTTTTCCTTTACTACTATCTTATGGTATCCAAACCCCGCACCTCCTACAATTAAAAGTATTGGCAGCATTTTAATCATTCCAAACATAGTTTTTCCACTTACTAGAGTTACACTCTATCTTGGCACATCATCGTCTACTTCTAGTAATCCACGTTCTACTAGATAGTTTACTGTGCCTTCTATTCCCACTTTTTTACCCAGATGCCAGCAATGTGCCCCGCACCCTATAAGGCAAAAAGCAAATACTATAAAGCCAGCTATCGTTGTTTCCACATTAATTCTCCATTGGGTATTATTTTTACACGGGTATATTATACTTCATATTAACACTCATGTCAAGAAACATTTTTGGCATGTGCAGTAAAAAATAGTTCTTGACATCAACGTCATTCTTTAGTATAATAGTTGCATGAAAAATTATAAAAAGAAACCATGGAGTAAGCAAGAAAGGCTTCTATTAGTTAATAACTATTATTTAGTTACTAAACAAAACCTATACGCAATCCTTCCAGATCGAACTCCCAACGCAATAACAAAGCAAGTTGCATACTTAAAGGCTAAGAGGTGGCCGTTTAGACGTGAAAGTAAAAGTTAGAAACAATAATATAGAAACCGCACTGAGAGCCTTCAAGAAGAAAGCAAGTGAAACCGTGTTTGAATATCGAGAGAGACAATACTACGATAGCCCAAGCGCAAAACGACATCGAGCTAAAAAAGCGGCACAAACTCGTGAGAAGAGACGCCAAGCTCAGGACAAAACACCAACAAGGAAATACTAATGACACAAGCACAAGGAACTAACTTCGAATTGGTCGGAGACTTCATGGAAGCAATGGGACAGGATATTGAAATGCTTCCTATCTTTCCAGAAGATCATGTACAAAAACTTAGGATTGACCTAATTGAAGAAGAACTTGACGAACTAAAACTTGGAATAGATAACCAAAATTTAGTAGAAGTAGCTGACGCACTTACTGACCTACTTTATGTAGTTTATGGAGCAGGACATGCTTTCGGAATTGACTTAGATGAGTGCTTTCAAGAGGTACACTGTAGCAACATGAGTAAATTGGGGGAAGATGGACGACCAATAAAAAGGGAAGATGGCAAGGTATTGAAACCCAGCACATACTTCCCTCCTGATCTTAAAACTATATTGGCAGGTCAGTAGGGACTTGAACCCCAACGAACGGTTTTGGAGACCGTTATGCTACCATTACATCACTGACCTATTTATCTGTATAGAATATATGGTCGCCTATTACCGCTGTGCGGTGGTAAGCGTCAGCCCAGTACGGTTGTACTTTACGGCTGTGATACCAGTAAGTATCCTTTGGAACTGTGCCTTGCCATCCTTGACTCATGACTACATGAGCTATAGTATAACATACGTTCCAATTATATAAATCTTTAGGTCTATCACTTTTACCATCACAAAACCAACTAAATTGACATATCCATTGATTTTGCACTATCTTTCGTTGTTCTACTACTGCACAAACATCATTAGGCCAACGTCTATCGTTTACGCGATTCAGAGTAACCTCTGCGACCGCATACATGCCTAAGAAGTTCTGATTACGAGCTTCGTAGTAGATATTCTTAGCGAGACACTCTACTTCATTTGCCTCTGCTGGTACTGCTATAAATGCACATATTAACGCCGCAATTACTTTCCTCATATAGTGACTCCATTACTTTTTGGATTGAAATACCCTCCATAATGTTTCTATATCCCAGTTGGGACTGTTGTTCACTTCAAGTTGTCTTACTCTGCCCGAATAATTACTTCCGGGAGTTTCGCGTTTTTTCTCTGTCTCTATTCTACAGGCAAGTTCTGCCAGTTCCATACTATCAAATATGCCTATAATATAGGAGTGGTCAGAATGTTGGTACTGACCCTCCTCCGGCTCTCTTTCCTCACATGCTTCCGCAACCCATACTATCAAGTTACTTGCTGGCATTTCGTACCTTCGGTGAGTTAGGCTTTCTTTTCGCTCTATAACTACCGTGGGATACAGTCTTTCTACCTTCACGTCTCATACGAATGGTTTCTTCTCTTGTCATCGGTCTAATCGATTGCTTCACTAACTTTTCTCCCGTCTCTAATTTGTTTTTTACCGTCTTGTCGACCCTTTGCTTTGTCCGCTTTACGCATTGCCTTAGTCCATTTACGACTAAGGGAAACGTGCTTTTCATTGCCTAAGGGTCTCATCTATTTCTGTCCCGCTTACGTTCTTCTAATTCTTTTTCTATAGCCTTGGCTTCTATTTGCCATCTGTCAAACTCTGTTCGTCTCAGGTAGTTAGAAGCGAGTCGAAACTCTCTGTCCCGACTTCTCAGCCGTTCTTTCAAAACTTCTTCGCTATACCACTCTATTTTGTCTTGATAAAACTTACTCATAGTGTGGCCGTTCTGACGGATAGTTCTTGCCAGGGTGCTCTTCTATACAGGCTCTTACGTCTGAGAAGCCCCA